ATGATCCTTACACTCAAAATGGAATATATTTTACAAAAGATATCAATAACGCATACGTGTATACATTAAGAGCACAAGATCCAGCTATATATCAAGTATTTGTTAATATAGAAAATCCCTATGATGCTACTAAATTAGAAAATTATGAAACAGCAGGTGTTGCTCTTATAACAGATAATGATGTTAAAAAAATAAAAGAAGGTGGTTATGATGGTATAATTGCAGAAGAAATTATTGTTTTTGAGCCTGATCAGATAAAAATAGTTCCAAAAAACGAGACTATATTAGAAAGTAAATCAAATGAAGTAAATTACAATTTAAGAGCTGCAGATATTTTAATGTCTGATAAAGCTAAACAAATATTTACTAAAGGAGAAAAAGTAGGTTGGGATTTAAATAAAATACTTACAGAACTTCAAATACCTAAAGATCAAAAACAATTAATTTTAGATTTAGGTAAAAGTAATAGAGAAGAAATTATTACAGATTTATTAGCTAATTATAGTTATACTATTGAGGTTAACACATCTATGAACAATAAAGTATTAAATACTCAATTAGATCAGGAAGGAGGAGATGAAGTATTTAATCCTCTTACAGGAAATTGGGAAATAAATCCTAATATTACAGGTTTAGGTGGAGCTGTTCCAACTCAACACTACTCTAACCTAACAGTTCCAGGAGGTACTAATTATACTGAAAATGAAATAGCTACTCCTACTATTACACCTAGTATTAAAGGTCATGCCCAATTTAGTAGTATTAAAGGTATTGGCTGGTTTAGAAGTGATGAACAGACTGAAGAAGGAACTTCTACATATAGATTTTATGAAGATCCTTCTGGACAAGGTAATGAAAAAGAAACTTCTTATGGTGGTACACCTACTAAAACTCGTAGAATACTAGAAGTACAGAGTGATTGGGGTCAAAAACAGAGAAAATCTGCTGAACCCGATATTAATGTAGAGTATGATATTCAACAGATAATCAACGATTTACAAAAATCTGGTGATTTAAAAATAGATTGTAATTAATTTGGATTTCTAATATACTTTTTATATCTTTGTATTATGAATAAATCAGGAATATATAAAATAGAAAATCCAAAAGGAAGTATCTATATAGGGCAGTCTAAAAATATAGAGGAAAGACTTGGTAGGTATAAGAAATTACAATGTTGTAAATTTCAATTACTATTATATAGAAGTTTTCTAAAGTATGGTATAGAAAATCATAAGTTTAATATTTTAGAAAAAGGAGATTTTACAAAAGAAGAACTTAATACTTTAGAAAGCAATTACATTAAACAATACAATTCTTTTAGAAAGTTGAATAAATTAGGAATGAATTTAACTACTGGTGGAGATTCTATTGAGTTTGATGATTCTGTTAAAGAAAAAATGTCTAAAAAGAGAATAGAGTTATTCAAAGCAGGTCAAAGAAATTCTAAACTTACCTTAAAAAATGTAATAGAAATTAAAAAGTTAATTGCTTATAATATACCTTTAAGAAAAATATCAGAAACTTATGGGGTAGGTATTACAACAATATCTGAAATAAAATCTGGTAGAAGTTGGAAGGATATTCCTGATTATGTAGTACCTGAAAACGAAAAACATTTAATTAGTAGAACTAATCAATTTTCAAGGTTACAAAAATTAACAGAAGAACAAAGATTAGAAGTGTTAGATTTAATAGATAAAAAAGAATTAACTTTTGAACAAATAGGTCAACTATATAATGTTACAAAAGGTGCTATAAGTGCGATTAAACGTAGTAAAATAAAATTTGGTAAATAATGGCTTGTAAATACATATATAAAGGAACAACATATACAAAAGAACAATTTGAATCTTTTGTAAAAGAAGAGTTTGTAAAAAAATCTCCAGAAAATAAATTTCTTTCATTATTAGAAAAGGACTCTAACTGGGTTACATTCTTTATTAATTCTATTATTCAAGATAGTGCTAAGAAAGGTTATGAAAAAGTATTATTTCCTACTGGTGATACTGCTAGTAAAGTTGAAGGTCATAGTACTTTAAAAGAGTTTAAGAACCAGAAAGAAGACAGAATTTTTGAATTACAAAAAGCTATTATTGATGTTGAAAGACAATTAAATAATGCAGATGAATCAACAGATACAGAACTTTTAAATAGTAATTTAAAAGATTTTAAAACTGAAATAAATCAACTTGAACAAGAACTTGAAAGAGTAGAAACAGAAGGATTTGGTGCTTTAAAACCTATTTATACATTTTATGAAAACACTGTAACCAATATTCTTAAAAAAAATTATACTGTTAAACCATTTACTGATGAATATGGTAATACTTGGAATGAAATTGATATTAAAAACGAAAAAGTAAAAGGTAATAATTTTGAAATTCTTTTAAAAGAAAGTAATGATCTAAAACCTAACAACCCAACATATAATTATTTATACACAAAACCATCATCTATTGCAAAAGAATTAAAAGTAAATACTATATCTTTTGAAGGAGTAAATGAAAACCTTGATAAAATATCCAATAATATATTTGGAGGATCTATTACCAATACTTCTGTAAATCAAGTATTAAGAACAGCTCTTGCAAAATTAGACCTTAATGAAGATACTAAAACTTTAGTACGATCAATGTTAATATCAAGAGTGAATATTAAATTTGTACCATCTTTAACAAATACAGATACACTTGGTCAATATAATGTTGCAAAAAGAACAATTGAACTGGATAGATCTAAATTAGGTCTTTTAAACGATTATGCGACTTTTGAACTTATTTTACATGAGATAACCCACTCTTTTACAGTTGATGCCATACTGGCCCCTAAAAATGATTTACAAAGGGATTTTAGGGATAATATGGAAAGGGTTTATAATGAATACTTACGCAAAAGTAATAATCGAGATAAACTTTATGGGTTTACCAATGTTCATGAATTCATGGCAGAAACAATGTCAAATCCTGTTTTTAGATATGAACTTGATAAATATGAAGGATTATTCCAAAAAATTATAAATTATATAAAACAATTATTTGGTATTTCTACATCTAAAAATTCAGATATAATAGTAAAGGATATTTTAGAATTTATAAATGAAAAAGATGAAAACATTTCTGAAAGTTCTATACACTCAAATTATATATTTGAAAAAAAACCTGATAAAAATGAAGGTTATTCTGAAAAATATAAAAAAGAAATTTATAGTCTTGATAAAATAATAAAGAAAATAATTTCAGATATTGATAGCGTATCAAGTAGATCAGCAGCTGTACGTGGTAAAAAAGATGAAAATACAAGACGGTTTAAAGAAACCAAAGATCTAATAGAAGCTCTTGCAAATACATCAGCAAATGTTGCTGTGTATAAATTTCTTGAATTTGCAGAAAAAGAACTTGCTATACTTAAACGTTCGATAACAAATAAGATACAAACATCCACTGTTACATCAGATTATTTGTTTAGAGCAAAGTCATATGCTGCCATATATAATTCATTAGAGGATATTAAAAATACTTTACAAAGTCAAAATGATAACAATTTAATAGATAAAGATGAATTTGATAAATTAATGATCCTTCTTAATGAAGCTAAAAACAGTTATGATAGTTTTCATGTAAGTGCTGTAAATGAATCAAAAGAAATTCTTACTAAAAAATTAGCACCCTATAACATGCGACCTTTTGATAAAAGAAGGATTGAACTTGAAAGGGAATATAACAGTATTTATCCTACTGATAAAAATCGAGGTAACAAACTTAAATGGATAAATGATAAACTGGATTCTGAAAACAAAACATTAAGTCAATTACAATACGAACAGACAAGAACGTTAATGGATGAAATACCTATGGATATCCAAAGTTTGGAAACAATGGTAACTTCTGAAAAAAATCTTCCCGATCTTTTGTTAAAATTGTTTTCTACATTACTTGATCATACAGATCTTGATATAAGAAAAGCAGCTTTGACCCATCGTAACGATTATAATAGAACATTAAAAGAATTTTCACCACAGGGTAGTAATAACCTTGAAAAGTATAAAAAAATACTTACCACCGATCAGGATGGTACATATTATTTATTATCTGAATACAAACCTGAATTCATGAGAAAACACCGTGAGCTTTTGAAAAAAAGATCTGTTGCTCTTGAAAATGGTGATAAAACATCAGAAGAATACAAAAAAGCTAATGCTGAACTAAAAGAATGGACAAAAAATAATACAATTTCGGATCCGCTTACTTTTGAGCAAAGACCTTCAAAAAAGTGGCTTAACAAAAACTTTTCACAACTAACACCAAATGAACTAAAATATTTAACATTTCTAAAAAATAAAGTTTTAGAAGCTGATGTAAATACTTTAGGACACAGATCCCTTATATATAATCATTCTGGTGAAACATTTTATAGACTACCATCTGTTAGAAAGTCAGATCTTGATAGGTTATTATCAGGAGAAGGTAAGAATATACCAAAAGAAAAACTATATGACTTCTTTAAGGTAAGACAAGATACTACTACAATGGGTGAAGTTATAGAAAAACCTACAAATGACGAATTTGTAACAGCATTAACAACAGTTAATAACGAAGAAAGGTTTTTAGTTCCTATACACTTTAGAAATAGAATTTCACCAAAAGATCAATCTCTTGACCTTCCTACTATATTCATGATGAATTCTGTAATGGCAGAAGAATTTAAAGGAAAACATGGTTTAGAAGCAGATAGTAATCTTTTATTGGATATTGTTGCAAATGCGGATATATACCAAACTCAATCAGTAAGTAGAAAACTTATAGTATCAGCATTTTCAAGAGATATGCTGACTCCTGACTTTGTAAGAATAAAAGGTGTAGATTCAAATATATACAGTAAATTAAAAAATGTTATAGAAAATAGAGTTTATAATATTGTAGATGCTTCCAATAATAAGATGTCACAGGATCAAACTACTGTAATGGCAAAAAATGTGATGGGTTATACTGCACATCTTGCTCTTGCTGTAAATTGGTTATCAGCAATCCCCAACATGTTTCAGGGTAAGATACAAAACTTGATTGAAGGTGTTGGTGGAACTACATATTCTTTAAAAGATATAAAATGGGCAGAATTACAATATTGGAATGAAATGACAAATGGTGGTTTATCAGATATAGGATCTATTATAAACCATAATAAAATGAACATTCTTACAGATTATTTTGATACTATGACTGATTTTAGTATGATAAAGCATAGTTTTGAAAAAGACAATAAGATGAAATCTTTGTTCAATACACATTCTTTACATGCATTCAATGCAATGGGAGAACATTATATCCAATCTACATTAATGCTTTCTGTGATGTCCAATATTAAAGCTATGGACGATAAAGGAAACTATATTGATAGTAATGGTAATATAACTTCCGATAAAGATATTGCAATGAACTTATATGAAGCTTTTCAAATAAAAGATGGTATTCCAGTATTGCATCCTAAAGTAAAAAGATCCAGTTTTAATTCAGATAGGGATCTTG